CTGCTGCATCAGCTCCTCCGACTCGGCCCGCTTGGCGGTCCACGGCGGCACGTCATGCCACGCCATCGGTCACCTCCTGCGGCTCGATCGCGTCGTGCCGCTCCTTGACCAGTACTGTCAACGCCTCGCCCTGCTCGGCCGTCAGCTGGCCGTCGGACAGCAGTGCGTCGATGCGGTCGCCGATCTTGCCGAGCGTCCGCACGCTCTTGGCCTCGGCGATGTACTTGACGACCTGGTCGTACAGCTCGGTGTCGATCGGCTTGGCACCGGTGCCGGTGAACAGCGGGGCGAGCGCGTCGATCGTCATGGGCAGCTCTTCGCCCAGCCCGTACCGGTTCTTGGCGTCGTAGGCCGCCGCACGCTCGGCGTAGACGACGCGGTCCTTGCCGCCGATCGCCTTGCGCTTCCCGTCACTGCCCTCGATGAGCCGCATGCGGTAGTTGGCGAACAGCAGTGCGTCCGCCCATTCCTTGACGATGGGCGACACCTGCTTCGACAGCCGCAGCTCGTACCGGTCGTAGCCGTCCGTCTGGTCCGGTGGCGACGTCCGCTGCACCTTGGCGTGGGCCACGAGCAGCACGTGCAGCCCGGCGCGGTGCAGGTTGTCGAGGCCCTCGACGAACCGCCCCATATGCTCGGCCACCACCGTGTAGCCCTTGCCGAAGCCGTAGTCCTCGATGGACTTCTTGCCGTCCTGCTTGCAGACGAACTCGACCAGCGCCCGCTCCGCCCAGTCGATCGAGTCGATGACGATTGTCTGGTAGCCGTGCTTCTCGACGGCCAGCTCGGCCACCGCGCCCCGCAGGCTCGGCCAGTCCGGGCACGCGACACGGTCGACCTCGAGCTGCTTGGTGCCGTCCTCGGTGTCGAGAAACAGCGGCGTTGGAAACTGCGCCGCCAGCGTCGTTTTGCCGATTCCCTCGACGCCGTAGAGCACGCACCGCACGGGTGCAGCCTGCTTGCCTTTCACGATCTTCACTTCACGTCCTCCTCTTGAGTTGGTTCGTCCTCGTCCCACTGATCCATCGCGATCCTGTCGAACACCTCGCCGCGGAAGATGTCGATCCGGTTTGGCGCTCTGAACGCCAGGCGGACGACGTTGCCGCGGATCTCCTGCACCACGATCTCCATCCGTGCATACGGCACGACGACACGCTCGCCCTCTGCTCGACTGAGCACTAGCACGTAGCCCTCCTTAGCGCGGCCGGCCGCACTCCGTCACGACCGGCTCGCACACAAAACCATCCGTGATCAGGCCGGCGATCCGTCGCCGACCTCGCGTCCTTGCGTATCGCCTTGCACGAAGAGGCTCTCGCCACGCTCAGCGCGACGACACATCTCCTCGACCTTGTCTTGGGTGCCCGGCGCGGCCGTCGTCGGCTCGGCCGCGTCCATGGTCGCGCCGATCTCGTCGCGCACCTCGATCAGCTCGTCGATCGTCACCGTGAGCGCGTCGTAGAGCAGCGTGCGGTCGCCGCGAGCCGCGCGGGCCTGGTACGTCTCGCCAGCGTTGGACTGGCCGCCGGCCTTACTGGGATCGCCGTACAGCCGCACGATGGCGCACAGATGCGCGTGGCAGCGCGCCACGCGGTGCAGCCACGTCACGAGAAGCTGGCAAGCCCGAGATCGGATGCGTGTACGACGGTTACGCTCGCTCGCCGCAGCCCGGCTCTCCTGCGCCGCTCCTGCTCGGACCAGCGCGACTGCACCTCCGAGCACCGCTGGCGAATGGTCGCCTCGTCCGGGTCCTTGGGGCCGGGCCGAGGGTCCGTCCAGCCGAGCGCCCGTAGCCGGCGCGAGATCGACGAGGTAGTCGACCCCGTAATTGCGGCGATGCGCTCCAATGGCATAGCCGCTGCCCACTCGAGGAGCTGCGTATCCGTGACGTGCGCGAATCCGCGGCCCATCGGCAACACCGGTCGGCATTGGCGTATCCCTCCGCCTCACGCCGTCGTGGCGTGACGGGGGCAAGTTATTGCGATCGGCAATAACTTGTCCAGAGGGATTCCCAAAAAAGCCGAAAACGCAGTTTTCAGCGAGCTTTGCGAGGCATCGGCGGCGTCAGCGGGACGCCAAGGGCTTCCGACATTGCCAGCGTTTTGTCAGCCGGCGGCCACTTGGTGGCGATCTTCATCCACCGCCAAATCGTGCTTGCGCAGATGCCAGACTCCTTACCCAGCACGTACACGCTCCAATCGCGTTGCCGAAGCAGTGGGTCCAGCACTTCGCCGAATGGCGTCAGTTTGTGAATCGTCGGTGGCCTGCCGCCAGCATGACGCTTCTTCGTGACGGTGGCCATTTGGCGGCTCCTCCCTGAGCGTTTTGCCTTTTCGGACGTAGATCCCGATGGTTGGATTGGGTCTACCGGGGACAGGGTTGCGATCCCGTCGGGATTGCAACGTTTGAAAGTGGCGGGGACAGGATGAAACCCCGCAAAACCGGCCGACCCGCACAGCCCGCACGACCGGACTCCCTTCGACGGACGGAGCACACCCGCACGGACGCGTGACCTATCCCTGAGTAGGAGGATCACGCACCATGACTCTCGACGCCTTTCTCGACACCGTGTACGTGCCGCTGCGACTGCGCGGTAGGTCGCGCGAAAGTGTCCGCCTGCTGCGGCACGCCATCACGCAGTTTTCCAAGTGGCTCGGACGAGCCGCGCTTCTCGACGACCTCGAGGACCTGACCGTCAGCCAGTTCCTCGCAGTGCGCGGCCAGCGGCTTTCGCCCAACAGCGTGGCCCGCGAGCGGTCAGGGCTCTTGGCCCTGTGGAACCTCGCCCAAGGCCGCGGCCTCGTGAAGCTTCGGCCGTCGGTCGTGCCCGAGCTGGTGCCGCAGGCGATGCCGCGAGCGTTCACGACGGACGAGCTGGCCAGGCTCGCCGACGCCGCACGGCAGGCGAGCGGCTGGGTCGGGCCTGTGCCGGCGGCGGTTTTCTTCCCGGCGCTCGTCGCTGTGGCACTGGAAACCGGTGAGCGCATAAACGCGATCCTGTCGACGCCCCGCATGTGCTGGCGACGGCCGACGCTCACTGTGCCGGCCCACGTCCGCAAAGGCGGACGCCAGGAGCGGGTCTACGAGCTGTCGCCCGAGGCCTGCGACCTGGTCGACCGTGTGGCGGCCCATACGGGGCCGACGGTGTTCTGGTGGGTCGCGTCTGGCACAGCGTTGCGGAAACGCTGGAAGACCATCACGCGGCGTGCCGGACTCGGCGACGGCCGCGACGTTCAGTTCCACGCTCTGCGTCGGTCGACGGCGTCGCACCTCGCAGCGGCCGGCTTCGACGCCACGGCATTTCTCGGCCACTCGTCCGACCGCATCACTCGGCGTAGCTACCTAGATCCTCGCGTGGTCGATGCTCATCGCCCCAAGGCGTGGCAGGCCATGCCGCGAATATTCAAGCCTGATGACCACGAGCCGCCGGCTCGCACTGCGTGAGCCAGTAGCGTCCCCGGACGGGTCCGAAGTTGCGATCCCCCGCATCCATCCTTGCGGGTCGTGCCGGCCAAGGCCAGACTGCCGCCATGCGGATCGACACCGACGACTACGTCACGTGCACCCACGCCGCCGAGCTGGCCGGCGTGTCGCGGCAGTGGATGCGGCGGCTGGCGGAGGATGGCCGGGTGCGTTCGGTCGTGATCGACGGCTTGCTGTTCGTGCACCGAGCCGACGCCCTCAAGTTGTCACGTGACAACGGCCGATGAGTGTGTTGTCACTTGACAACACCACAGCCAAGGAGGGCTACCATGTCGATCACAGTCTGGCTCGAGCTGCTGCTGCTCGTCGCTCGCATCCTGTCGGCCGGCGGAGCGTTCTAGGCGGCCCGCGTCCTCACCTGGAACGCCAGCCGGCGGATGCCGATCCGGTGCTCGGTGCTTGCAAACCACAGGTTCGCCACCTCGACGACGCAGGCCAGCACGATCAGGTTGACGGCCTCACCCTGCTCCTCTGTCTCGCACCGCAGCTCGAGCACCTCGCGGACTTTCGCTGAGATTACGCCTATTGCATCCAGCGCCTCGCGGCCGGCCCCGGCCGCCTCCGCCCGCCTGGCCAGGTCGGCCATGTGGCGCTCTGGCCAGTGCACGAGCGTGGCGTCGACGATCGCGGCCACCTCGTCGGGCAGCTGCAGGGCAGGGCCGCCGACGCGGTGCCGTACTTCCGCCCGCAGCCAGGTCAGGTCCATACCCGCGACGTCGCCCACGGGAGCCTCCAGCATCATGGCGTGGCCGGCTTGCCAGGCGTGGGCGACGCCGCAGGCATCGGCGCTCGTGGCCGCTTGCACGTACACGAGGCCGGGCACGGGCATGGCGTCTTGTGCCCGTCGCCGTGCACGATCACGCCGGTGCCGCCGCAGTCGCTGCAGCACTTCCCGTCCGGCGGAGCCGGGTCGGGCGGCACATCGGGCGACACGACCATCGTGGCGCGTGCCGCGGCGATCGACGCAGCCGCACGTGCCGACTCGCGGCCAATGTCGGCTGGGTCTGCGGACAGCCACGTGAGGAACCAGACGATCCAGCGCCACATGTGTCACCACCCTCGTCCGTGATCGACCGCCACGTATCCGTCGGAGCCGATGTGCGAGCGGATCTCGGCGTGCTGTGCCGGCGGCTCCTCGACGAACACGGCCACCCACAGGAGCGACTTGGCGGCCCGAGCGATCCACCGCAGCACTGGGCGGTCCTCGAGCGGCTTGGGCTCGCGGGACGCACCGGAGCCGGCGTACCAGCCAACCGCCACGGCGATCACGACCATGGCCACGAGTCTGTTGCGGTCTGTCATTGGTCACCCTGAGGTGGAGGCTGGAACCAGTCGCCGTTGTCGATCTGTCGGTACGCGAAACCGTCGACGCTGCCGATCGCGTAGGAGTCACCCTGCGCGAGAATTCGCTGGATGGCGACCACCTCCGCCCAGAACGTGCCGTCTGGCTGATCCGGTGGGAATTTCCCACCGCCGACGTAGTTGCCCCACGAGTTGCAAATGAGGCCGCCAGTGCGGTTGCCGAACCGCACGCCGATGACCGCCATCTGGTGCATCCACGTGCCGGACGCTGCACAGAAGCCGTCGGCGTCGCGGTTGCCGCTGTTGAAACCAACGGACGACGCGATCGTGACCGGGTAGCCCGAGGTCACCGCTGCTACCAGCTCGTCCCATGTCTTGACCGCCACGACGTGCCGGCATGGATGCCGCTTGGCTCGCGCGTCGAGCTTGCCGTCGTCGCCCTGGCCGCCGCAGCCGTATGCGCCCCACGCCTTGGCGCGGGCCTTGTCGTACACCCGCAGGTCGTGCCCCAGCACGTCCTCGCGGTACACCACGCCCCAGTCACGCAGCCAGCGAGCGGCGCCCCATCCGGTGGCGCCGTCGCTCCACCCGCCAACTGGCGACCTCCCTGAGCCGTCGCGCCCGCGCGCCTCGACCCGGGCACCGCCGTATATCGCTTCGCTGGACGGCATCTTGGGCGGCTCGGACAGCTTGCCCGTCGCCCAGTCCACGGCCTCGGCGCAATAGACCGCGTGCATCGCGCCCCACGACACGCAGTCGCCAATGCCCTGGCGGCCTACGACGAACGGCGTGCCGTACCGTGCGCGGTGCGCTCGGTCCATCTGCCGGTAGAGGAACGTGTCGACAGGCACGGCCTGACGCATGGCGTCGGCGCCGGCCTGGGCGAAGTAGGGCTCGGGCAGCTCCTCGAGGAACCGGGCGACGCCCTCGGGGTCCGGCACGTAGCCGGTCAGGATCGCCGGCTGCCGCACCTCGCCGGCTGCCCACCAGAAGGAGAGCACAAGCCAGACGACCAGTGCCGCAGCCGCCACGAGGCGCCACGGATGCTTGGGAGCGCTCACCTGGCGGCCTCCGCGGCCCGGGCGACCTCACGGTAGGCGGCGACCCACTTGGCCTTCTGCTCGGGCGTGAGCGGGCCTCCTGCGGTGCCTGCGACGGTGTTGAGGTAGTCCTCGATCGCCTGACGCGCGAGCGGGTGTTTGGCCCCCAGCGACTCGCCACGGCACAGGAGGACGCGCGACCTCACCCGCAGCTCGTCGAACGCCACGCCGGTACGGATGAGCGGCTCGGGCTGGCTCGCGTCCCACTCGATCTCGTTAGCCAGCTCGGTGCATAGGGCGGCGACCAGCGCCGCATCCCGGGCGGCATCCGGCCCGACAAACTTGCCGCGCAGCCCAAACGCCGCCGGGTCCGGGGCAGGGGCCGGCGCCGGCGTGGCCGGCGAGCTGGCGACGTACGACCACGCGGCCGCCGCGACGAGCGCGGCTGCGGCCAGGTGGCGGCTGTCGAGCTGCGGCCACCGCCATTCGTGGTAGTGGGCCTGAATCCACGGCCAGGCGAGCGCCACCGCGGCCACGGCGACGAGCAGGAGCGGCATCATTCGGCGGCCCTCGTGAGCGGCAGGACGATCTCAATGGCACCGCTGGCGATCGCCAGCACGAGCGCCCGGATCGCTGGTCGGGCGAGGATCCAGACCGGCCAGACGACGACCGGCACGGCCTTGTCCGCGAGCGTGTCGAAGAGCGCGGCCACGGCCTCGAGCACGAGCGACTTTTTCTCGGAGCCGCTCATGCCAAGCACGGCGTCGAGCGTCTCGACCGACAGCCGCAGGAGAGCCACGAGCAGCTCGCCAAACTCGGCCCACGTGATGCCGCCGGCGGCCTTGGCCTTGGCGACCTCGAGGAACGCGGCGACCTGCGCCATCAGCGTGGCTTCGCCGCCTGCCGCCATCACCGGTGCGTCGGAGATCATGCCTTCACTCCTGCCAGGACGATCTCGTACGTGGCGGACGCCGATCCGCCTTCGATGACGATGTTGCCGGCGTCGAACCACTTGTTTGTGGGCGCCGTGCCGGCGGTCCACAGAAACACCGCACCGGGCGGCAGCCCGCAGTTGGTGCCGGCGATGTCGTAGGTCAGCGTGACCGTCGACGACTGGTTGCGGACGTAGATCAACTTGACGCTCGCCAAGTTGAGCGTGCCGGCCGTGCCAAAGACCGACAGCGGCAACGCCGTCGTGTTGATCGTGTCGGTGGCCGAGATGCCGACGGTGCGCACGTCGCGCCAATAGCCGTTGACCTGGCCGGCGCCTGTGCCGTTGGCGAGTGACAGCGTCTGCAGCACCGACGCAGAGTCGGTGACGGTCGTCAGCGTCAGGTCGTCGACCCATGACGCCGCGAGACGCATCTGCCCGGTGATGGTGAGGACGGGCGGCATCAGGTGGGTGCCACGGAGGTGCCGACGAGCCAGAGCGAGTACGTCACCGCCGCGGCGTTGGGGTTGGCGATGTACATGAGCTGGTTGGTCGACGTGACCGGCCAGGCGTTGACGTGATTGATTGAAAACCACTCGGAGCCCGGCCCGATCTCGGACGCGTAGGCGACGCTCGGCCGGCCCGGGTCGCAGCCGACGCGGATCTTGCGACCGCTTGTCGTCTCGTTGTTGACCACGCGCACCAGCCGCAACTGGCGGAAGTCGTAGTTCACGGTCACGCCGAGCGTGGTCTGCGTGATCGCGCGCAGGTCGATCTCTTCGAGCGTGTTGGCGGCGATCGTGCGGTTCGCGGCGTAGACCAGGTCTGCCTGCCGGCTGCCGCTGCCGTCGGTGATCGCGTAGGTGTTCTGGTCCGTCTTCGCAGACACGGTCGTGCCGATGTCCTGGTCGACCGTGCGGTCCCAGATCATCACGGTCCGCATCGTCGCAGTGAGTGTGTCAGCCATCGAAAAGCCCCATCTCGATGGCCTGACGGGCGACCGCGGGCTTGACGCCCAACCGGAACGCGGCCAGGGCGATGTCCTCGGGCGACAGCCTGGCTGGCTTCTTCGACGTGAGCTTGCCCCACGTCTGCTGCGTCGGCGTGTAGACCGCGGCCAGCGACAGAGCGTCGGACGGCGACGGGATCGCCTCGCGTTGGCCGCTGCGGTGCCTGTAGTGCGCGATCACGCTGCCGTCCTCCATGCCGTCACGGTACGGCAGGACGGCGGTCGGTCGGCAGGGGTTATGGACGCTCGGACTCGCGGTACAGAACCAGGGCGATGATGCTGTAGGCGGCCATGTCCAGAAGCGTGTCAGGTATGCCGTCGAACTCCACCTTGCCACGGCGAAAGTAGGCCCGCAGGCGGTGCATCTTGTCCGCCAGCCGGATGACGCAGCCGGCCCACGCCGGCACGTGCACGTAGTCGGCGCTCGTGCGAATGTTTGACAACGCGTCCTCGTCGACGCCGTAGTCGAGCGTCTTGCGCAGGTGCAGATCACGCAGCTCGTCGAGCACGGCGAGAAACTCGGCGGAGCCCGGGCGCAGCGAAGCCTCGCGTGCGAGCCGTGCCGGCTTGGCGTCCTCGACTGTCTGCTTCCAGCCGGCGGCCGCCGCACGCAGCTCGGCCTCGCCTCGCAGGATGTAGTCCACCGGGATCGTGCGGCCGCCGTCGCAACAGGGCGCCGGGTCCGACAGCACGCTCGCCGCCGCGGCCTGCGCCGGCGGACAGCCCGCCAGCGACGCAGCCATGCCCTCGTGTCGTGCCGTCACAGCCGCCCGCAGGGCAGCGTTGCTCTCGTCCAGTGTCACCGTCGTCCTCCTGGTGGTGGTCCAGATACGTGCATGCTCGACAGCCCGCCGCCGCGCTCGTACACGAACAGCTCCATCGCCTGCCTGTTGCCCACGAAGCCCTGCTGTGCATGCCACTCGTCCGGCGGACACAGGGCAGGGGCCACCCGCACGAGCACGCCGTCGATCGTCTCGATCGGCCGGCTCCACTCGGCGGATTGCTGGTGGTAGTGCCCGGTGTGGATCTCGCGGTAGGGGCACTGGCTCCACAGTTCCGCCGCCTCGAGCGCCATGAGCTGCGGCAGCCGCTTTTTGGCCCGGTGGCCGTGGCAGAAGCCGAGCAGGTTGCCGGCGTGGTGCAGGTACTTGCGGGGCGTGAACGTGTCCTCGACCCGCACCCGGCGGTCCTTGCGGAAACGCTCCTGCAGGATCCGCAGCCACGCCCAGGTCAGCGTCTCGTCGTGGTTGCCGTGCACGGCGAGCGCGTCGGTCGGGGCAATGTCGCCGGCTAGGTCCACAACCCGCAGCAGCTCGTCGGTGCCGACCTCGATCATCTTCTGGAGCCGGCCGTCCCGCTCGAGCGGCGTGCCGCTCGTCGTGGTGCCGCTCGGCGTGTCGTAGTGGTACACGTCGCCGAGCGTGGCCACTGTCAGCCGGCTCGGCCGCATGGATGCGGCGATCGACAGCAGCTCCTGTGACGCCTCCCTGATGAGCGTGGCCGCGATGCCGACGTCGTAGTCCTGCTGGCCGGTCGTACGAGCCCACGCGTACTTGCCGAAGTGCGGGTCCGCGATCACGAGCACCGCCCAGCGGTCGCCCTTCACGGCCTTGGCTTTTGGCTTGGGCGGCCGCACGAGGTCTCGGCTGGCCGCAGCGATCATCGCCTCGACGACCTCGCGCACGCCCGGGCCGGCGCGCGGCTTCAGCCGCACAAAAACGCGAAACAGCTCGGTCACCACCGGCTGGCCGGTCGACCGGTCGACAGACATGCCTTCCCACTTCGTGGCCTCGGACGCCGCGACCTCGTACTTGGTCATGTCGGCCTCGATATGCCGCAGGAGGTCCTCGACCGTGCGAATTGTGCGCGAGACGCTGCGGGCCTCGACGGTGTCTCCGTCGGTGCGCTGCGTGATCTGCTCGGCGTCCTTGCCCTGCGGCACGTCGGCTGCCGCCTCGGCCAGGACGGCGTCGGCTAGTGGCTTCGTCGTCCGATCCACGCCTCGACTCCTTGGATGCCGCAGATGTCGTGGCCACGCTGTTGGCACACCGTGACGAT